TCACAATCCCATTCTTAATATAGCCGCCAACCTGCTTAGACAGACCAACGTTTTCTTCAATTGATTCGTTGAGTTTTGACTCCATTTTATTAAGCTGATTCTGTAGATCATCTACGAAATCAACTTTCTCATCGGGAATTTCAATGTAATTCTCGACGAAAACTTGCTTAAGACCTTTAAGTACTGACTCTCCCATCTCTGCCTTAATACCTGCTTCAACTTGGAGGTGATTCTTCTTCATCCATGCTTCTACAGCGTATGTAAGGTACTCATCTACCTTCTCAGCGAGGTCTGTCTTTACAGTCTCAATTTCTTCTTCTAGTGCCTTTGCATAGTCTACATGCATGCGGTCTAGTTCTTCATTAAGGCGAGACACTACTGCTGCTTCAAAGATAGTTTTTGCTTTCTCTTTGAATTCTTCTGATAGTTCTTCACCTTCAGTAAGTGCAGCTACGTCAGCAGATAAGTCTACCTCAATAGTTCTTTCTTCCTCTGTTTGAGGATCTTCGGCAATCACGTCACCTTCTGGTTCGTGTCCTGCTTTTACATCACCCTTATCACTAAATTCTGCCTTCTGTGCGGAAGCATCAGATGGTTTAGTTGTAGGTGCTTGGGCGTTTCCACCTGCGATAGTCTTATACTTGTTACTATCGTCTGTTGGTTTGGAATTAAAAGGTGTAGGTCCACCTAAATCTTGTGCTCCACCAAGACGAGACTGATCACCTTCAAGCTTTCCTTGAGGGTCTGCGGGCTTCGCTCCTGCGGTTACACTTGATTCATCCAGAGTTTTAGTATTCTCTTCTGACATTAGAAGTCTCCTTGCGACAAAATGCGATTGCTATAGATTATTTAGACAACCAGATATTTACAGTGATGAAATATACTGGTTTAATGCGGAAAGTTTTACCTCTTCCATCTGATTTAGTGCAGCATTATCAATTCTTTTCTTGATTTGCTCCACTGTTTGCTCTTGAACGGCACCATTATTATAGATCCATTCCTTTCCTTCCATGATTCCATTGACGAAAGCATCGGGTGCGGAAGGATCAGCAACAATATCTGCTGCTGTTGCGAGCATAAAGTCATCCATGACAACTTTAACACCGTCTCTTTCTCTTATGGTACCAAGTCCACGGGATGAAACACCCAACTTGACACCCTCATCAATGAGGTTTTTAGCAATGTTACCCATTGGTGTATCCAATAGTCTTGCTTTACCCACATAGTTATTACCCTCTTGCTTAAGAGAAGTAATCAGATGAGACACTCTATCTAGGTTGATAGTTGGACCATCTGGATGACCTAACTCACCAAGTGCACGACCTTTCTCGATGTACTTAGTGTTGTAGTTCTTTGCTTCACGTTGCAAAGTCGAGATAGGATACATCCGACCATTGCGGTTTTTGATTTCACCCTGCAAAAATACACCCTCGATAAAATGGCTTTTCTTACCATTCTTACCTTCGGTGATTGTTACTTTAGCGGTTTCAATCTCCTCCCTGATCAGTTTCATTTTTAGGTTCCTCGGTTTCGTTTTCAGTTTCTGCTGAAGCTTCAGGTGGTTCCGCATCCGCAGGTTGCTCGGTGTTTTCAGGACCGTCTTCCTGTGGTTTGAAAATTACTTTACCAACTTCTTTCTTCTGTGCATCTATGGCATCAACTGCTCTCGCATTCATACCTTGTACAACATAATCTGACAGGTCTTTTTGACCTGCAAAGAGAGCATTAACTATATCTCTTGCAACTTCAGTAGGCATAATTATACATTAGTTATAAAACTATTTAGATGTTTCCTTTTTTATAGTCCGCATCACTGATCCCTGCTTCCGCAGGATCTGGTTCTGGAGGCATCAAAGACATCTCCATTTGAGCAAGTTCTAGCTTCTGCATCTCTACAGGATCAACTAGTTTACCCTCTGAGATCTCAGTGTCCATCTGACCTTGTATCTCATTAAACTCTTCATCAGTCTGCTTAAGTATCTGACGACGCATATACTCAAGTGAGAAGTATTTACCAGCGAAAGGATCCATTTGAGCGACAAGAGCCATACGCTCATTCATCATTTCTTGCTCTTTCAACTCACTGAAGTAGTTGTCAGCAACAAAATCATACTGAATATGCTCTTTTAATTCATCCCATTCTTCTAAAGTTACTACACCCTTGAGTACCAATTGTGTCTTAAGAAGATCGTTGAATAAATCAGAGAATCTCTTACGGAGTCTAGCGATGAACTTCTGGAATTTTACTTCATCACGTGTGATCTCAGCAGACCTACCAACGTTAAATGATGAATCAGATTCCAGACGTGACTCAGGTACATTTAATGCACGGTAGAGTTTCTTCTGGAAGTACTTGATGTCCTCAAGTTCTCCAAGATTCTGTCCACCTGGGAGCGTAGAGATTTCAGTTCCTCTACCGCCTTCCCTTCTTGGTAACCAGAAGTCTTCGAGCATTGACATGAATTTCTTGTCATCTCTTATCTCTCCTGTGTCAGCGTTATATACTAACTTATTTCTATAGCGAGACATTACCTCTTTAAGGTACTGCTCTGCTTTCTGCTTAGGTAGATTACCTACATCAATATAAAATATTCTACGCTCTGGTGCACGTGACATGCGGTAAATAACCAGAGAATCTTCAATCATTCTCAACTGGTTAGTTGCCTTAATTGCTTTGTGAAGATGTGACAACACATAGTTGCGTTGCATATCTAATTGTCCTGAGTGGACAAAACATATAGCGTCAGGTGCTATTTTAATTCCTCTATTCTCATACCCACGTAACCCCTTGGGTGAATAAATGAAATACTCTACACTCTTAGGTACCAGTGTATTAATTTCTGGGTCAGCAGGTGACACACGATCCTTTGGTTTATCATATTCGATAACCTTTTTAATCTTTCTAGGATCAATGTATCTCAACTCTGTCATTCCTTCTTGAGGATTGTCAGGGTTAATCATCTTATGATAAAAAAGTCTTCCGTCGATGTACCACCTACGGAAGATATCATATGCTTTCCTATCAAAATCTAGTAGAGTTAATACATTTTCAAACTCTTCACGAATTCTTGTCTTAACTGAGTTACTACCAGGAAAGTGTTCTAAATTAATTTCTATTGTTTTATCGTCTAAGTCACCTGCAATGGCTTCATTAACTATATCTCCGACTGCTTGATCTACCTCTGGATGCAAAGACATCTCACGGTATCTACCAATCAAATCTACATCACTTGCTTTATTAGCCGCATCACCTAGATCTACGTACTGTCCAAAATAACCACCAGCTACAATGGGTTGTGCTGCGTCATCCGAATCTTTCGTTACGAAAGAAGGGCCTAAACCTTTAGACCCCTTCTTCTTTCGATCAAGTGAATAACCAAATAACTGTGCCATTCAACTTATCTCCATTTAATTATATTTATAGACCCTAGTTTAAAGAGGTAGAGTTACCTGTGTTTCTGTCAGAGTCGTATGTCCAGTACTGAACCTGGAACTCAACTGTGTACTCTTCTGGAGTATCGTTACTATCCCATGCAAGATCAATTGCGGAAATAGTTGAAGGCCATATACCCTCAAACTTATAAGTCTTAATGACTTGTCCTTGTCTTCCTAATTGTCTTACCCAAGCATTAGTCTGATATTTTTCAATCTGATTTGTGGATTGCTTGTTCTGATGAAGTGCTTGAATCTTAGTAGACCATTCTTCAAACTTATTCCTAAGTGCAAAGTTTTGGTCGTTAAGGACAGTAATTGTCCAAGGTTCAAACGTCCTGTCTCCTGCAATCTTAAGTGTCCTACCTCTATAAGGAACTTCAATAACACCCACTGTTGCTGCGGGTATATTTGCTGCCTTAATCAAGAAACTTGCGAAACTTGATGAAGATGCATTAGTTCCAAGTGTAGATGCACCACTCTTAGACTCATTGTCTTGTGCAGTAGATCCAGGATCAGCACCAGGATCAGGCTTACCATCTGATGTTACCACATCAGGCCATCCCAAGTCAACCTGAAACAGGTTAGGACGGGCTAAATCGCCAATTTTGTCCCTAAAAGTAAGTATTGGTGTGGAAACTCTAGCATTGGTTTCCTGACCAGGGAGTTTTTCTACTTCATTTGCCATTTTATTTGTCTCCTATTTGAGGTTGAGCACGAAGACGTGCCACGGTTTACTCATTATGATACTAACTCACTGAAGCTTGCTCCAGATCTTGTTGCTGTGAATGTCAATGTGATGAAGTTGATACTACGTGTTGGCTTCACGAAGATTTCAGCATAGAATTCACCACGGTCAATAGACTCGGCAGGGTTGTTAGTGCTGTCGCAGACTACTAAGAAGTCAACGATACCACGACGTGCTTGCACACTGCGTAGGAAAGGCTCAACTATGTTCTTGAATTGTGCACGAGTAAACTCGTCATTTAATTCAAAGAGTTGTGTCTTAGCAGCAGCAGAAATTGCTTCCTCGATGACTAAGAATAACCTTCTTACGTTAATTCTATCGAATGCAGACTGATAAGAAAGTGCAGTCTTATCTCCGAAGAGGACTAATCCTTCTCCAGGGAATGCTACGATTGGGTTAACTCTTGAAGCATAAAGTGTGTCTCTATGATCTTTAAGAGGTGAGTAAGCAAGTTTGATTGCATTAAGTAACTGTCCTCTGTTGAAACCAGCTGGTGAATACCAAGGTTCTTGGTTGATAGTTGTGCTTAATACAAGTCCTGCAACGTCTGCGTTACATGGGATGTAACGGTAAACATCATTATACTTGTCGTAGATATACTTGTAGTTGTTATCAAATACAGCATATGATGAGCTTGATAACTGGTCGTAGTAGTTAACTGTTCTTGTTACGATATCAGAAACTCTAGGTTGACCGATAACGTCACCACGATAAGGAGATATGAAAGCAATACAATCTTTTCTAGCAGCAGCAATAGAAATTATGTGCTGTGCTTTAGCGATTGTATCATCAATACCACTCATTGATGGACCCATTAAGATGTAGTCTACATCAACTGTCTCAGCATCGTTGAATAGATCGTATGCAGCGAGTGAGTTTGGCCTTGAAACTGTATATCCATCTACACCACCTTGTAGACTATACTTAAGTGTTGCTCTATTCTTTGTACCAAGTAGAGCGAGTGATAATGGATTTGTACCACTTGGGTCATCCATATTATTCAGAGATGAATCTGATTTAATAAGGTCAAATTCCCTATTAATACCTGACACACCCCATGATCCAGCAGCGTTAGTATCTTTATCATATACCTGTGCTGTTTCATGACTACCCCAATAGAGATACTCAGAGAAATTCTTAATTACATCTTTGTAATAGATGTTATCGCCTTGAGGTGACTTAGCATCTGTTGCTTTAGAAACATTAAGATGCTTCTCAATAACTGATCCAGGAACTCCTGTTACTGCTCCATCTCCATCGATGACTAAGATGTGCATTAAGTCATTGTGTCCACCACGGTCAGCAGTCCATGCTGAAGTAGTAGGTCTTGCAGCGACGTTAATCCACTTAGCATTTTCTCCGTAAATTCTTGACTCATAGTCAGACTCTACGTTAGCAATCGAGATAGTTGTTGTATTCTTATCTACAACTGTCTGGTTTGCTTGGAACTGAGGTGACCCTTGATTAAGAGCAACACGCAATTCACGAGTTACAGACTCAACAACCCCTGCATCACCAGTGGCAGAGCCAGGTGTGTTAGAGTTATTTGCTAACTCAGAAATTGTGTCTCCAACTTCAATGATGTCAGCAGATGTGGAGTCAACAGTTATTTCTAACTTACGATGCTCTTCATCATATGCAACAACACGTCCAGTAACACCACCACTAACAGCAGTGATAAAGTTGTCTGTCTCAAATTTACCTATTAAAGTTGCAGCATCAGCTAAAGTAACAGTAACTGTGTATGAATATACACGACCATATACGTTAGCAGATGAATAGGAAATTTCAGCGTTATTATCAAATTCCCACTCAGCACTTGTTGGTTGAGCAAGATAAAGAATTTGGTCAGGACCAGCGTCTGTTACAAGAACTCTTAGTGAGTTACCGTAAATACCAGCTGTTTTAGCACCCCACTTCCAGTTGTTAGAAGCAGTCTCTACATTAGATTCGTAAGCATCAAGATTCTTAATGAGAGGTGAAGCAACACCAGTAGCAGTTTGCTCATTGATTGTTGTCTTCTGTGATGTAACATTCTGTAGGGTAACAGTAGATCCATCGGTATGAGATGTAGCAGTTGTACCTAGTTGTGCTCTTACAACTGTCAAATCATTACCTGCAACACCAGAAATTTGTAGGATTTCATCGTCAATTCTGATGTAACTGTTAGTACCACCACCTAGTGCAGCAGCAGATGTTACAGTCAGAGTTGTATCAGAATCAGTAAAGGTTGACCCTTCATTGATTGTAGAAGATGTACCAGCAGCTTCGATTAGAGTAATTGGTGCTGATGCAGCGTGACTAACAGCAGAAGTAGAAAGTTGACCACGTAATACAACTACATCGCTACCAGATACACTCTGGATAACCAATAATTCTGAGTCGATTAGTAGTACGTCTGATACGTCGAAATCTGTTGATGAAGTAACAGTTAAAGTAGTGTCATTTGCACTAAAACTTGTTACTGTATACTGTGCAGTATCTATTGCGTTCTTTAAAGAATCGTTAGTTGCACGAACTATCTTAACGGTACCACCGTAAAGTAAAAACTGTGCTGCACTAAACCAATACTCGTAGTTATAGTCGGTAGGTTTACCAAATATGCTGAGAAGTTCCTTCTCGCTAGTTACATTTGTTATTTCCTCGACAGGACCTTTCTCAAACGCACCAACGATTGCAGCAATATTATCTACTGTTGCATTTGCGACGGTGGTCAGATCTCTCTCAAGAACAACAACTCCTGGTGAAAGCTGTGTCGAAGCCATGTGTGATCTCCTGAATGAATTCCAATTCGGATGCTGAAATTATTTATAGAAATGTATATTTACGAGAGGTACTCCCACATATATGCCTTATCTCCGTACTCATCTGTCTTCCAAGTGTCACCTTCCGCATCCGTGAAGGTCTCCTCGTACTGAACTCCGTCGTCGATAAAACCAAACGGAGCCATGTCCGCTTCTATTCCATCTTTTTGCTCCTGATACATGCGGAGACGTACGTCATCGTCATGTAATTCTCTGAAGTAATCTGTGGTTGCTAACCATGCGAAAATAACTAAGCACATTGCTAAGTCATCGTTACATCCTTCCTCAGCTTCCCATGCTGGACCTCTCTGAATGAATGTAGTTAGCTCTGCCATGATGTCGTAGTCTTTAAAGATAAGTTTATCATCTTCAATCAACTGTTTTAGGTTAGAGCAACCAGTTTTCTTGACAGTTGTGCTCATTTTAACCCCAAGTTGCACCTTAGTACCACTAAATCCTTGTCCTACTACCTGACCTGCTCTACCTCTCATGGCACACATGAGTAAATTCTCGTATTCTAGGTC